ATGAAGGCACTAGAAAATACAAAACAAATTGGTGCAGAGTCTCGTGACTTTAGTAATGCTTGGAAAATGCTTAACTATGCAAACAATAAAGTTAAACCAACTTTGCTTGTTCTAATTTCTCAGTCTCGTAACAATATTAATGCTATGTATACCAGTCAGCAGCCTTCTGGTGGCCAGGCTACTAAGTTTTATTCATCTTGTGTTATTAAACTTTTTTCATCAGAGTCAGACAATCAAGCACTTAAGGGAAAGATTAAGGTAGGAGATAAACTAATTGAAGAAAAAATTGGTAGAAAGATTCGCTGGGAACTCCAGTTCTCTAAAACCTCTCCAGGGTTCCAGTCTGGTGAGTACGATTTTTATTTTAGAGGTGACGATATTGGCATTGATGCCATTGGTGATTTGGTTGATACAGCAGAGTCTGTAGGGTTGGTTAATCGTACAGGTGCCTGGTATCAACTTGATGATGGTACAAAGGTTCAGGGAAGAGATGGCTTCATTAACCGTGTAAGAGAAGATTTAGATTTGCAACAAAGTCTAAGAGATAAGTTAGCAAATGGCTGACAACAACTTTGCTATATTTAATGGAAAGTTTCCATGTAAAAAATGTCATGAAGAGGTTTTATCTTTAAGGCTTTGGCGTGAAACTGGTGATGCTACATGGATGTGTTCTGCAAAGCACATGTCTAAGGTTGCATTAGTACCATCAAAAAAGAAAAAGAAAGATTTTATCAATGAGTGAAAGATCTGAATCAAAGCGCATTGGGGCAAAGCAACACAAGAATTCTGGAAGAAATAATACCAAGGGAGATGCTTCTTGGAATAATTTTGTAATAGATTTCAAAGAGTGCTCAAAGTCTTTTACTCTTAATCAAGATGTATGGGCAAAAGCCACAACAGATGCTTTAAAGAAAAGCATGGACCCTGCCTTGGTTATTGTTTTGGGGGAGGGTACACAAAAGGTACGACTTGCCATAATAGAATTAGACATGTTAGAACAGTTAGTAGAGGAGAATAAAGATGTTAAGTGATGGTCCACAAAAAACAACACTAGAGCAAGTAAATGGTTTGGCTGAAATTGCAGAGTATATGGATGATGAAGAACTTACTACTGCACTTACAATGATTGCTAAAATAATCATTAAGCCAGATATTCCAGTTCAGGTCGCAAGTCTTGAGATCGTTAGACTACAGGCCATTGCAGCAAAGATGTCATTAAAGGCTACTTGGATGGCCAATGTTGATAAAAGTGACAGGGCAAAGAAAAATATTTACTATACCGCAGCAGAATCAATCAACGATTTGGTATCAGCATTAAAATATATTATGCGCTAACCTGCTATACTTATATAAACAAGGGATGATAATGACTAAAAATTTACTACAACAAATAATGATAAAAGAACCAAAAAAGGTAGAGATTATAGACACTCAAGCACTGATTGAAAAAATTCAGTCAGGCTATACAGTTAAGCGTGTAGATAAATTTCAAACAAAGAAAACTTTTGCTCCATCAACTATTGCATATTCTCATGGTGAATGTCCTAGGTACTGGTATCTTGCATTTGAGGGTGCAGTATTTGAAGATAACGCAGACGCTTATGGTGCAGCAAATATGACTGCTGGTACCAAGTCACATGAACGTATTCAGCAAGCAATGATGGATTCTGGAATTGCAGAAATCTTTGAGTCAGAAGATGGCCCAACAACAGAGTTTAAGATTATTAATAGCGATCCACCCATTTTTGGTTATGGTGATGCCATGATTAATTGGGAAGGTGAGCAAATTGTTGGAGAGATCAAGACTATGCTTAACGAAGGTTTTGAGTATCGTAAAAAGGCATTAAAACCAAAGACTGGTCACTTAATTCAGTTACTTATTTATATGAAGATTCTTAAAAAATCAAAGGGTGTATTGATTTATGAAAATAAGAATAATCATGAGTTGCTAGTTCTTCCAGTAGAAGTAACAGACTATTATCGTCAATGGATTGATGAAACATTTCAATGGATGAGAGATGTTCGTAAATCATGGACAGATAAAGCACTACCCACAAAAAACTACAGATCAAACTCAAAAATCTGTAAGACATGTCCAATTCAAAAAGCATGTGAAGATGCTGGCACAGGGGTAGTAAAACTCAAATCCCTGGAGGGGCTTAGTGAAATTATGTAGTGTATGTGATACATCTTTTAAGCCTAAAGTAACTTATCAAATTTATTGTACTAAGGGTTGTAGAGATATTGCAACTAGAGAAAAGATTGTAGAAAGATACAATGTAACTAAAAGACAAAAGCGAAAAGGCAAGAAACGCTTGTGTTTAGGTGGTTGTAACCAAGAACTTTCTATATATAATGACTCTGGTTTCTGTTCAAATTGTAATGTTAGTGAAAAAGCAGTTAACAAGATGCTAAAAGAGTTGAAAGGCTTCATTGATTATGAGCAAGACTAGGTGGGGTGCAGAGGCAGAACCAAAAACTATTTGTTCTATTGATGCCAGCACAACAAGCCTTGCTTTTGCTTTGTTTGATACACAACAAAAAACTTTGGAAAGTATTGGTAAGATTCATTTTGAAGGAAATAATGTCTATGAAAAGGTTATGGACGCTGGGAAAAAAGTTAAAGGGTTTTTTGATATTTACGGTGGGTTTGAAGCAATAGTTATTGAGCATACAGTATTTATGAATAGTCCTAAGACTGCTGCAGATCTTGCATTGGTTCAAGGTGCTATTCTTGGATCAGCAGGACAGTCTGGAACAAAACAAATAGGTAGGGTTTCTCCAATAACTTGGCAAAACTTTATAGGAAATAAAAAAATTTCTAAAGAAGAACAGTTAGTTATTCGTGCACAAAATCCTGGAAAGTCTGTATCTTGGTACAAAGCATATGAAAGAATGCTTCGTAAAGAAAGAACCATTAACTTTATTAATATTAATTATGACAGAACTATTACTGATAATGATGTTGCAGATGCTTGTGGAATTGGACATTGGGCATTAAAAAACTGGGATAAGGCAATAGGAGTTGACAAATAATATTATGCCTGCTAAACTATATACATCGGAAGTCTATATGCGTAAGCGCTATCTTATGGATAAAAAGACTCCAGAAGAGATTGCAAAGGAATGCGGAGCCAGTGTTGAGACTATCTACGTATACCTTGCTAAATTTGGATTAAGGAAATCTAAAAGATGAATAAGATAAAAAGAACTATCTTTGTATTGTCCTTGTTTGCAGCAGCAGGTATTACTTATGGTATTGTTGCATTAAAAAATATTCCAGAAGCGTTTGATTGGGATCTAGAGGAGGACATTGATGAGAATGACTAAACATTTTATAGATGTTGCAAAGGCACTTACACAAAGACTATTTTGTAAGCACACAGAGTCTTCAATATCTTCTTGCCCGTTTACTGGTAGAACATATACAACATGTTTAAATTGTTTTAAAAGATTAAACGAAGAAGTAACTAAATGAGCGATAATCTACACATTACTGTTGATCAGGTAAACCATCCTGTCCATTACACATCAGATCCTTCTGGCGTTGAGTGTATTCAAATTACAAGACATAGAAACTTTAACATTGGTAATGCATTTAAGTATTTGTGGAGAGCAGGACTTAAGGATGAAGCAAAAACTATTCAAGATTTAGAAAAGGCAATTTTCTATATTAAAGATGAAATAAATAGATTAGAGGGAAAGTATGTCAAGTGAGGCAGAACTTATTCAACATCTTGATGAAGTTAATCAAGTAGTTACAGAATATCTCAAGGGTAATGACCCAACAGTTATTTCTAAAGAACTAGATATACCAAGAACTCGTGTTGTATCTTTAATTAATGAGTGGAAGGTTATGGCATCTGCTAATGATGCAATCCGTGCTCGTGCTAAAGAGGCTCTAGTTGGAGCAGATACACACTATACAAAGTTAATTACAAAAGCATATGAGGTTATTGATGAGGCAACTCTATCAACAAACCTTACAGCAAAGACTGCTGGAATTAAATTAGTTTTAGATATTGAGTCAAGAAGAATTGACATGCTTCAAAAGGCTGGCCTTCTTGAAAATAAAGAACTTGCTGAAGAGATGATTGAAATTGAAAGGCGACAAGAAGTTCTTGTTGGAATACTAAGAGACATTGCTTCAGAGCATCCAGAGGTTCGTGACATTATTATGAAGAGGCTTTCTGCTATTGCAAAAGAAGGAGAAGTGATTACTGTTGTCCACGATGTTCAATGATTTTCTTGAAGTATTAAAAGAGAATCATTTTATTGAAACTCCAGTTGACGTAAAGACATTTGTCCAGTCACCTGACTATCTTGGCCAACCACTTTTATCTGATATTCAATACGAAATTGTTGAGGCAATGAGCCAGATCTATCGTAAAGAAGATCTAATAGAAATAATGGGAGATGTTGAAGGCACCAAACACTTCAATAAATATACAAAAAATGAATTAATTCTTCAACTTGGCAAGGGTAGCGGTAAAGACTTTATTTCAACTGTAGCATGTGCATATGTAGTATATAAACTTCTATGCCTAAAAGACCCAGCAATTTATTTTGGTAAACCTGCAGGAGATGCTATTGATATTATTAACGTTGCTGTTAACGCACAACAGGCTAAGAACGTTTTCTTTAAAGG